TAATCATACTTGATGATCTCATCAATCGCGCGTTCCACTTCTTCGACCTTCTCAGCGTCTGACATCAGATCAGTTGTCTTTGCAATCTGAGCAAGACGCGAGCATGAATGATACCCCTTGTCCATATCGAACATGTACCAGGATCGGAACTGCTCGAAGGGGTCATAGGGGTTGTCAAACGTGGTCAATGCTACTTGAACCGCCATGAGCAATCACTTCCTTTCACAGATACTTGGTAACGGTAGACGCAGAGCAGCCGACACTCTTGGCGATATCGGCTGTCGTGTAGCCGCCTGCGGCCATTTGCTTGATCTTTGCGATGCGAGCGGCCGAAAGCTGTGTTGCTGCGCGAGGCGTTGCCAGTTCGCGCACGCGATCGCTGTCTGCAAAACTGAGAATTTCGCTCAGACGGCTGCTCGCAAACGCGCCTGCCTGAATCGCTTCCCATTCACGATCTGAAATCTTGATCTTGACGCTTTTTGCGCCGACTTTCACTCTTGCCGCAGTCAACGCTCGTTGCCGCTCTTTCTTCAGATCGTCTTTGATCTCTTTTTTGGTAGCGCCTGACTCTTCATAAGCCTTCTTTCGCGCTTCCACGTAAGAACTTGCGATGCGCTGAGCCTGGCGCTCTTTTGGCTTGTTGAGCTTGGCCAGCGTCACCTGAGCGTTGAGGTGGTCGACTTCGTCCTTGTAAGCGGCCTTGGCGGATGCCGAATAGGTCGTTGACTTGGTGTTCGCCATCTCAAGGCGGGCCCGGTTCGCCAGATCCTTCATCTCCTTGGCATAGGCCGCGTAAGCCAGCTCCTCGGCGGTGCGGTGCTCGGAGACCAGGGTGTAGGGGTCGTCGGTCTCGGCCATCTTGGTAGACCTGCGGGTCCGCTCTTTTACCTTCCCGGTCTTATCGGTATAGAACCGGTCCGGGTCCAGCTTGTAAACGAGGGCCCCCTCAGGACGGGTGGGGTCGTACCAGTCCTTGCCCTCCTGATTGATACGGGGCTGGCCTTTTGTCTTGGGGGCGCTGGCCTCGCTCTTGGCCGCAGATATCAATGTGGAGGCCCCGGTCGATTCTTTCCCGTCGGGGGTGGTATGCCCCATATATTTCTTCCGGAGGGCGGGAATATCATTGTCGATCTCCGACTGCTTGTAATCCAGCCCGTGCTTCTCCGCGTCAATGACCACCATGGAGTGCCGGACGGCCTTGGCGATCTCCTCATAGGAGGCACCCTTCAAAGTCATATCCGTAATGAGATTGGAGACCTTACCCATTTCCAGCTGGGTGTTGTCCTTGCTCATGCGAATATAAGTGCCCTCCGGCTTGCCGCCGTACTCCAGCTTGGCATCAAAGTCCTTCAGCCCCTCGAGAGGCGGCCGGGTTTTGATCTTGACCTTGTCGGTGATCGGGATACACATGACGGTGTCGCCGTCGAAGTCGGCGCCGGAGAGCTGGTCTGCGGTCTTCTTGGAGACGCCGACAGCGTCCTTCGGCTGGCTGCCGAGAATATCTTTTCCCTCTTTGAGCTTGTTGTTGACGGTCAGGATGGGGATCTCGAACTGGCCGGCGTGGGGAAAGCGCACAAGAGCCACTTCGCTGCCGTTCTCCAGATGCGGGGCGTAGACCTCCGTATCCTTAATGGAGGTCAGCGGCAATATCACTTTGTAGCTCTCATTCGGGAGGGCGGCCGCCTTCAGATGCACAGACGCCGCGTCGCAGTCGTCGGCAAAGGAAGAGAGCAAATTCTTCTTCACTTCCGGATTAGTGAGGGCGCAGATCTCTTCGAACTCCTGCTGCTTGTCCAGCTTGGCCAGGTTCAGCTGCCGGTTGATCAGCTCCATAGGCTGCTTGGACAGAAACTGGGACGGCAGGCCCTTGCTCCATTCACCCCAGTCGCCCTCTTCCGAGCGCTTGTTGATAAGACCAAGATGCTCTTTGCCGTCCTCGCCCTCATAGTAATACTGACCGCCGTGTTCCTTGATCAGGGAGCCGAAAGGATTTTCCGGATCTTTGCCGATCCGCTTCAGAACGGTGTTGTCTTTGGGGCCAAGGGCAGGTGTTCCTTCCCGTTTGTTGGTATTGAACACCACATCGACGCCGTCGGGCATGTCGTCAGAATATAATGCCATGCCTTTGAGATAATGGGTTCCGTCCACCAGGATGCGCACCTGCGCATAGTGCGCATCGCCGAGGTCGAGATCGGGAACACCGCGGCGAAGCTCAATGACGCCGTCTTTGTCGATGCCGCCTTCTTCCGCATAGCGGATCTTCAGCCGGGAGGAATCCATGCTCTCGGGATACCGAAAAGCCGGCCGTACAACGGTGCCGTCTTCGGTCAGGATCTTATCGTAATCCTTGACAGTCGACACGTTCTCAAAGTCGTAAATATCTTTGTGCTGCTTGTCCGGTGTTGCCAGAACACGCTGGGTGGTAAAGCGCTCGCCGCCCATATCCTGCGGGACGCGGCCGCCGTAGACGTTGTAGCCTTCGGCTTCCAATATAAAGAGCGCCTCGTTGAGCTTCTCCTTTGAGACGTGGAGATCAGCTTCCACGCCTTCGCCCACATCGATCATGCCTTTCTTGTCGACGATCTCTTTCAGATAGTCGGCAGTCACTCTGGCCTGGTTGGATCGACGTTCGGCGTCTTCGTCAAACAAAGCGCGGACCGAGCTCTCGCCTTTCATGCCGAGTTCTTTGGCAATGGCCGGATTCGACATGCCTTGCGCCCGCAGCTCTTTCGCTTTGGACAGCAGGGCGTTACGCTCTTCGGTGCGGGCCATGGACAGCTGAGCGCGAAGCTCCACGGAAGAGCGAAGTCCCAGCGCTTCCACGATCTGCCCGGTGGTCATGCCTTCTTTTTTCAGCTTCTCGACCCGTTCCCGAAAATCCTTCGGCCGCTGATAGGGATTGCTTCCAAAGCCCAGGGGGTATCTTCCGGAGCCGCGCCCCGGGGGATTGTCTTTTGCTCCGATGCCGTAGTGCATCAGAATATCATCGGCGATGCTCATGCGGCATACACTCCTCTGCCCTGAATTTCTTTCAATTCTTTGTCCCGTTCCACGATGCGGTCCATAAAGACCCGCAGCTCGGAAGGAGACGGCCTGTGAAACAGCACTTCGCTGCCCTGGTAGATCCGAAGCTCGATCTCGCTGAGCTCTTCCGGCTTGACGTGGTACTCAAGGCAGAAGAGGGATGCGTAGATCATCAGCTGCTCAATGTGCGCTTTGGTTGTGCCGGATTTGAAATCGTGGACACGCAGGCTCATGGCCTTTTCGTCGAAAGCGATGGCGTCCGTGGTGCCGAAGCAGTTATCGGAGAAATATAAAATCACTTCCGGCGTCATGCGAAACGCCACCGCGTCGTTGACATAGGTCATCAGATTTACAAATATCACGTCGAAGTCCAGCGAGTCGATGACGTGATCCGGGATGCCCTCGTCGATGAGCTCCAGAACCACGGACTTCTTGTCGTACTTGTGCATCTTGAAGCCGTGCTGAATGTACTTGCGCGCGATGTCATGCAGCAGGGTGCCTATTTCTGCCGCATAGGAGTTGAGAGCGCGTTGAGCAAACTGGCCGGGCTCGTCGTTGACCCAGTGGTATTTACTCGCGCTCAGGAAGGCGTGTTTCCCTTCCAGATTGGAATGCCTGTTCCAGATCATGCAGTACCTCCTCTTTGTTCTCCGGAAATATAAAACGTGAGAACGACATCTCATTCATCGTCCTCACGTAATATTCCTGATTTGGCTGATGGCTGGCGCCGGCGTCCTTTTTGCATTCCAGCGTGGCCCATCTGTCCCGGTAGAGGACAAGAAGGTCGGGAATGCCCTGAATATAATCCGGGTCCAGCTTCGTGACGATACAGCCTGGGAATCTGGTATGAAGCTCCCCGATCAGCCCAGCCTGAAAGTCACGTTCCAGTCGTTTGCCCGCCATGGTAAACTCTCCTTTTACTGCCAAATACGAAAAGGAAAAGAATATAAAAACAGCAGTTTTTCCCTTTTCCTTCATAAAAGGGCCTGTATTTTTTGCGTGGCGGGCAAAAAGAAAAAGAAGAGGCCTTGTTCAGACCTCTTCCGCTTGATTTAAGTATTATTCGTCATCATCCTTGATCAGGTATCGTTCCAGATACTCGTCATCGTCAGGGTGATCACGGTCCCAGATCTCATCTTCCGTCAGCCCGTAATTGTCCAGCCAGCAATCGAAGCCGCAATGCGTGCAAATAAGGATCTCACGCCGTTCGTCTTCAAACTCCATATCCTGTCCGCATTTCGGGCACGGATAATCTCCGGTTCCGCCCTTCTTTTTCTTTCCGAAAATACTCATATTTCTTTACCTCCTGTAAAGTTCTGGAGTTCACCATTGAGGATAGCACAACTCCAAATATCTTTCAAGAGACAAAGAGCTCTTTGATCTCTCCCTCATAACAGAAGGAGAATTCTTTGCGAGGCAAAAAGAAGAGGCCTTGTTCAGACCTCTTCCGCTTTGGCCGAATGGTTACTTATGCCGTTTCTTGTCTCGAATAAACGAATACAAGAACTCGATCAGTTCCTTGGATGTGTATTCGGTCTTCCCGCTTGCTTCAGCGTCTTGAACGGACAATATAATGTCCATCACGGTCGCCATTTGTTCGCGCTCGGATTCATACTCAGTAGGCACTCTTCGTTCCTCCCGTTCGTAATAGTTCGCCATACGGCATGTTACCTCCTTCCATTACAGGGACTGCAAATCGTGCGTGATCATTTTATACAAACATCATACCATAACGACTCACAGCTGACAAGCAAAAATGGAAGCCAAAGTATCTTGTCGAAAAATGTCGAAAAAACCTCTGTGTCCATTTGTCCACTTTTTTCGCCTATTTATTATATATAATTAATTTTTTTTCGCGTTTAAATAAAGAAAAAAAGTGGACATTTGGACACAAAACCCGCAAACCGTTGAAAACACTGGGTTTTTTCATGTCCACTTTTGTTTTGAAAAGTGGACAATTGTCCACTTTTTTTGGCCAAAATGCAACTCTGCGACCCCTCATGTCCAAAAATATCTGGCCAATGTCCACTTTTTCCGGCCAAAAACGGACACGGATTTGGACAGAAATCCGCCAAAAAATTCACCCAAAACAGCAAAAAGAAGAGGCCTTGTTCAGACCTCTTCCTCAAAATTGCGGCTCAACTGACACCCTTTGCAAAGGGCACATGAACTCTTACGCCAACTTCCTCGGCCCAATCCGCGATGAGATTGATCGCGCCGTTGATGTCGTCCACCTTTTCCTCGACAATTTCGAGCCGTTCCTTCACGTCCTTCATGTCCGCTTTCAACTCTCGAACGTCGGACTTCAGCTCTAGAACGTCAGACTTCAGCTCTTGAACGTCAGACTTCAGCTCTTGAACATCGGACTTCAGCTCTTGAACGTCAGACTTCAGCTCTCGAATGTCGTCTTTCATGGGACCGGTTTCGCCACGAATCTCTTCCCGTACGACAAGCCGAATGGCATTCAGTTCCTCCTGTGTCATAAAACCACTCCTTTGAAAATGATTATAGTCGGGTAAAGGCTAAATGTCAATTCCCTTCCCCGCTATAACAGGAGCTGTTTTCTTTGCGTCCGGCTTCCACTTCTCGATGGTATTGAACCGTTCTTTGCAGTCCAGACAAATATAACGGCGCTTCCGGATGCTGAAGACCGGCCTGGAGTCAATGCATTTCGTCTGTACCGATTTACAAAACGGACACTGCAAAAATATCAGGCCTCCCTACTCAGAAACAGATTCTCTTTATTCAGCCGCGCATTTTCGCTCTCAAGCGTCTTTAGCCGTTCCCTCAAGGATTCATTCTCTTTTTTCAAAGCGCCGAGATACTCAAGAATATCAAGCCAGGAAGGGTACGATTCCGGCGGATTTTTCACAGGTTTCATGGTTCATCCTCACTCTCGCTCTCACAAATATTAACCCCGGCAATGCGGAGCGCCGATCTGACAAGCGTTGAAACAGGCACATCGTAGAATTCTGCCGCCATTTTGATTGAGGCAATTTCATCTCGTGTGAATCGGATACGAAGAAATTCATTCTTTTTATTTGCTTCCGGTAATTTTGGCCGACCGCGTTTTGCCATTGTTTATCCTCTCTTTCATGATGAGAAAATCTTCCTAAAAGCAAATTTTATTTCATTTGCCTCATGTAAAACTCTTCTTTTGTAAGCTCTTCGTCTGTGATACCGCGAACTGTAAAACACATACCATCGTAGCCATAATCAAAGTGCGGAAAGCGCGGGTCAATACCGACCACTTTCACAGCTCGCATATCCATACGTTTGCGGATTTTCTCAGACCAGAACGAATGATCTCCTCTAACACCTTCTGCACGCAAAAACACCAGTTCATCTTTGATGTGACACAACCTAAATGCTTCGATTAGTGTGATCAATGCCATCTCTCCTTCATAAGAATATAAAAAGAAGAGGGCCGGTTAAGGCTCCTCTTCCTCTTCAATGTCCTGGAGAACCTTCTCCTGTACCGCTTCTTTGCCGGCCTTCTCCACGCATTTCAGCGCTCGGTAGAGCGGCGTGCCGATCGTCAGAACAGCCCCCAACAGCGCTCCGGCCACAATGCCTTTTGCGCAGCTGCGGTTTGCCATCCGATGCGCATACCGTTCGCTATACCAATACTGATAATTCTGCATAAACAAAACCTCCAAATTATAAAGTAGGATTTTCTCCATTATAGAGGCTGTAAATTTTGCGAAAAGGAAGAGACTCAGGTTTCCCCAAGTCTCTTGCCGATTATAGCAGCTTGAACACGTAGTACAACGCTACGCCGATCAGCCCGATGTTTCCAAACAGGCTATAGGCGAGAGCGCCAACCAGCACTCCAACTGCCACCGTTTTGACAATTCGCTTGTCTTCCATCTCGTCTCCTCCTTAATAATAGATTTTCATCCATTATAGAGACGGTATTTTTTGCGTGCCCCACGAAGGGGCGAAGCTACTCAAGGGGGAAATTGGTACCGCCAACCACAAGGCATCACCTCCCGAATATAAAAAGAAAGAGGCCCCGTTAAGAGCCTCTTTCTCCGGTCAGATGTTCAGCGCGACATTGATCTTAGCGATCTGTCTCTCTGCCTTTTCCACGACTTTGGCGTCACCGGCTTCCTTGGCCAGCTCAAGAACGTCCTGCCAGTTTTCCAACTGTTCAAGCAGATAGCTCTTGAACTGCATATCCGTCATGCCCACGGTCTCACCTCCGTCTGGAAGGTAAGATTTACTTGCCATACGCTTAGCCTCCTTCCATTACAGGAGTTGGGAAATTTGCGTATATTCTAACTTAGAATAGAATATCACATTTCCCCCGTGCTTTCAAGCGGGTCTTTGAGTTCCAGCGCGATCGGAGGGCAGTCTCTCTGAATGGCAAACTTCAGACGATAGATCATATCTTCGTCCAAATATCCGGCGAAGCGGTCGATCACATTCAAGACGTCCTGACGCTTGTAACAGGTAATCATTCATCAGTCTCCTCATACAGAATACAGATGCTGTGGTCCCCCATTCTGGCCTGCTGGTATTTAACATCCAGAATATTAAACCCTTCTTTATCGTGCTCTTCCAGCCACTCATTGGCGACAGAATCGGCATGTCTGTCTGACAGATGCCCGGATGTTCCAAAGAATATCTTGAATCGCATCATCTACCAAGTCTCCTTCCGCAGGCAAAGCAGTAGTTTAAAACAACGCGGTCCTCGATCCCGTCATGAGGGAACACGAGAACTGCACGTTTCTCAGAATCTTGTTTTACATAGAACAGTCCGCCCGAAGGGTAAAGGTATGCAAAGCTTAAAGTTTCTCCGGCAGAAGTAGGAGAACGGCTCTTTTTGATCTCTCGGCAAACAACGCAGCCTTCGTCAACGATCATTTCTTTCTTCTTCGATGTGAAATCGCTTTCCCCATGCAATGATGTGTACGACAGGAAAGACGGTGAATGAATAAGGCCAACAAGTACCAACAGATCATGAAATAGCCCATTCAAACTCACTTTACGCCACTTTTTCCAGTAACGGAATCTCGTTCGAAACGGTATTTTAGGCGCCATGACTCAATTTTCCTTCATCGTCATGATCTCGCTGTAGGGCATGGCCTCGATCGCCTCACAGAGTCGATGCCACTCGTCCAGCTTGTGGTCCTTGCGGTCGAAGTAAATATGATGCAGGACCTCGTAGTTCAGCAGGACGGTCCGCTTCTGGTTGTAGGATGACGGGAGAAGCTGGATCATCTGCCACCAGTCCTGCTTGCTTTTTCCGCCGGCCACAAAGCGTCCCCGATAGAGATTGAGAATATCAATCACGCGGTTCAGCTCTCCGAGGGCCGTCACGTCCAGATGCTCATGACTGAAATCATCCGGCTCGAACGGCTTGGCGTGGATCTTGTGCATGGTGGAGCAGGAATTGGCGACCGTGCCGACTTTGTATGTATCGAACTCCTTCCACCAGTACAGCGGCGCGGTGATATCCATGGTGACGAGGATAAAGCGGCGGTATTTGGCATGGGTGGACCCGCCGGCTGCCAGGCGCTTCATCAGGTCGAGGTCGTTCGGGCCGATTTTAAATCCCATGCACACTCCATCGAGGACGGTGAAATCGTTATCGACATCGTCACAACATTCGTAATCACCAGTGATACCGCAAGAATAATATAAATCCTCGTCGAAGTCCGCGACCACAAACTCAGTATCCGACTTATCCCAGGAATTCATAGGATTCCGCATTCCGCGAACAGCTGCCTCCCAGCCGCTTACTTCCACTTTTTCGATTTTGATCATTTATTCTGCCTCCTTGCTGTTAAAGGATTCTCTCAGACTCCTTTTTTTCATATTGCCTGATCGCATTTCGGCAAATACTCCGATGCGCACAAGTGCGAACCGTCATGTAAATGGAATCCTCGCTAAAAAATCTGTTCTCATCAATTTCGAGCGCGTTGCAGTTCTTGCACCATGGATCAAGGTCCACATCAATCAGCATTCTTTTGCCTCCTTGCTCTCCTTATGTTTTTTATACTGCTCTACGGCGTACAGACAAGCACGTGAATGCACGCACCATTCTGCTACGATGTTAGGCCGTCCATCCGCCCACCATACTTCATGTTCGATTTCGGCCCAGGGGCAGTCATCACAATAAAGATCGAGCGGAATTGTTTGGAGCTTGCTTTCTTTTTCCATCTTACCCTACATACACATGCGTGAAGGTCGTTCCCAGACCCTCCAGGCCCTTCAGCAGCCACTCCTCACAGCAATGAGCATCCACTTCCAGATGCCCCTCCGGATTCATCCACTGATTGTAGCGCTCGTCCAGAATATCTCCCACGGTCTGGGGCTCGATGTCTCCGTTCCAGAAGACCACGAGCCAGCGGTCATAGCATTCCACGCCGTAGGCGGCGAACTTGTCGAAGCGTGCTCCGCTGATGTCGAGATCGTAGCACTCAGGAGAGTGCACGTCACCGCAGGCCGGGCAAATCAGGCTGCTGACCTCCAGCACATAGGTTTCGCCCGACTTGGGGCACTTTACATAGTTGTTGCTCTGCATGCTTTCTTTCATTTTTCTGCCTCCTCTAATTTTTTCTTAATGTCCGCCAAAATATCTTCTACGAGACGGCGGGTGTTGGGATGAAGTTTTATGTTTTGGTGCGCCTCGTACCAGGTGAAAATCTCTTCCAATTCTCCTTTTTCGAAGCTAAAAGACCACCAATCGCAGATCATTTCAATGACGGCCTCAAGCGGCATCTGAATGAGGATCGGCTCTCCGTTACCGTCGTCCTCGATCAAAACCCAGTGCTGCCAATGATGCGGATTATGATGGATGTGATGGAGCCAGGCACGGTTGAAATCATTGACGACTTTGTTGGACCGGTTCCCGCCATAGAAATATCGGTCATAAGCGTCGTATTCTTCCGGATCATTTTTACTCTTGTCATGCTCATTTTCGATGATGAACCGCAAAGAATACGGGTCTGTATAGGCTAAATATTCCGGAAGATGCTCCGCAATCCAGTCGAATGCTTTCAGCACATTTTCCCGATGCTTGGCGAGATAAATATCATAGGCATAGCTCATCTTAAATCCCTTTCTATTTGCTCAGATCGAGCATATAGTTTCCGTCACTGCTGAGAACGGTGTCGGGCAATTTGCCGTCCCATTCTTTGATCCAGTAATAATCAATAAGCTCCTCAGTCAAGGCCGCTGCGATACGTTCATTCATATTGGCCTCCCGCTCGCCGGCGTACAAAGCCGCATCGGCCTGGATCTTCACGACTTCCAGATCAGCGTTTGCCGCAATGACCGCCTGCTCCGCCTCTGCTTTTGACATAATAATGGCGCGGTCGGCTGCGGCCTGCTCCTCCATGGTCTTTTGCGCCTGACGGGTTTCCTCAGCCAGCTTATTTTGAGCGGCTACCTGCTTGGCCTCGACCGCGTTGGTGAAAGCGTCAGTGAAGTCAATATCCTCAATGGCAATCGAGACAATCGTAATGCCATACGAGGACATGTCGTTTGCCGTGGTCTCCAATATCAAATCGGACAAGCTGTCCCGTTTAGAGATCAGATTCTCCGCAGAATACTGAGAGAAGACCGCCTTGGTATTTTCCTGGATGCGGGGGTACATGACATTTTCGTAGTAGTTGGTGCCGATAGTGCGGTAGAGCTCCTGAGCGGTGGACTGGTCAATGCAGTAGTTTACCGAGAGGTCAAGATCCACCTGCTGAATATCACTGGAGAAAGCCGAGGTCTCAATGACGACTTTCTGGGTCCGGTTGTCCATTTTTACAACCTTCTGCCAGGGTGCGACAAAGCTAATACCGGACTGGACCGTGCGATCCTCCACACGTCCGAAGGTGGTGAGAATTCCTGTGTAACCGGTAGGCACAATGGCTACGCAGCTGACGATCAGCAGGATCACAGCGATGAGAATGCCGCCGACACGAACTCCAGTGACAGCAGCGGGGGAGCAGTTATCGGCTTTCATCAGACCGGCCGCCACAAGGCCCGCGGCCAGGAATGCAATTGCAAGAATCAACAAGAACATTTTTCTGCCTCCTTAAGACTTGTAGAATTTCATTTCATTGAACTGTTTCTTTTCTTTGTTCGCCGTGGCAATGGCTAAATCGATGCCAGAGCGGCTTTTCAGATGGTAGTAATATAAATGCTCGAAGGGGGTATTGAGCCTGTCGATGCGTCCGGCGGCCTGTACAAGGACTCTGTAGCTGTAGTTCATGGAATAGAACACGATCGTGTCCGTCAGAACACAGTTCCAGCCTTCACATCCTGCCGTATACTGCACAAGATAGACCCAGCTGTTTGCCTCTGGGATCGGCTGATGTTTGTGACCGTTCCACTCCGCGATCTCGACCCCGAAGCCGTAGTCAAGCGTTCGCAGGATCTCCAGCTCGTAGTCAAAGTTGTAGAAAACGATGAGCTTCGGATGCGTCCGGAAAATATCCAGCAGCGCCTCCTGACGGCTCTCGTCACTGTTCACCACACGCCTCAGCGCCTGGCAGAACTCGCTGGCATTCTGGATCGGACGGTCTTCCCAGATGTTCCACCGCCTCCGGCAAATATCTTTGTACAGCGGCCGGTCGAACTCCACGACCACGTCCTCATGATGGCTTTCCGTCTTCCGTTCGAAGTCCATGTCCACCAGGATGCTCCGCCTGAGCCTCATGAGCCGTCCCGTTGCAATATAACGGTCTATACGGCGGTATTTCGTCCTCCAGTCGTAGATCACGTGCTGTTCGATGAAATCGGTCTTATTGCGGTAAAAGCCGTTGGCGACGAAAACAGGCATGTAATCGATCCAGCGGTCGCCGGGCGTGGCCGAGAGCAATATCCAGCGGTTTGCCTTGGCGATCTTGAGGAACGACTTTGTCCAGACGCCATAGCCAACCACGCGGTCCTCGTCAAAGAGAAAGAAGCTGTCTTTCACGGCGGCGTATTTGGGAATGTTGTTCCAGGAATCGATGGTGATCTTTACGCCATACCGATCCATCTGGAAGGGGAGGAGCTCGTCTTCCCACTCCTTCTTATCCCGCTTCTGTGCTGTGGTGATAATATAAAGGTCCACGGGCTCCTTCATGGGAGCGTACGCAGCAGCCTTCCAATCTCCTCCGCACTGCGAGTAGTACCAGGCGAGGGCTGTACGGCTTTTCCCGCTTCCCACGCCGCCGCAAAGAATACAGCCGTTCTTCATTTTTGGCAGGGCGTCGCGCTGGTGGTCATAGAGTTCAAGCCAGCTCATTTTTCCTCAAATTTCGTCGGCTTCTCGGTACCGCAGCGCATACCTTCCTCCAGACACTCGTCACAGGGAGGATGTGTTTCCTTCCGCATACGGTAGCGGCACTTCTCGCACCAGATATCAAAACGGACTTCACGCATGTTCTCCACGCTCGATCATCTCCTTCATTTTGATCTCGTTTACGGCCTCGGTGATCTCCCGGTGTACGTAGTAGAAAGGATTCGCGGTCTTCATGATCCATGGCTCGATCGGCCTCCAGACCGAATGGTCGCCACGACTGACGGAAATATAATAATCCCGGTTTACGGACTTCAGATCACAGGCGACCTTGAAACCCTCCTGCTCAAGCGCAAATGCCAGGTCTTTCACGCGCAACTGGATCGTAACGGTCTTCTCCTGTTTTGTGGAGAAGGCCGAGCCTACGGATTTTTCCAGCTTGTCGTACTCGCGCTCTATACACTCTTTGAAAAAGATCGTACGGCTGCGTCCGGTCATGGCCGTAATGTAGCTCAGTTTTTTGAGTTCCGTTTTTGAGATCTTGATGTGAAGATCGACGTTGGCTTTTTCTGTATCGTTTTCCATCAGTATTCCTCCGGAAATAAGACTGTAGTTGCGCTGCGGTCGCGCTCGGTGATGATCCAGATCGTGGGTAGGGTCTCGTGCTTGTAGACGCTCATGAGCCGCTCCCCCGTTTTGAGCGCCTCATCGTTGACGGCTTTGTCCTCTTCGTCACAGTCGCCCCAGTCGGCGTTGATGTGGCGGCGCAGACAGGCATTGACCCATTTTGAGAAAGCCACGTCGCCGAGCATCTTCCCGGCAACTCCGGTAGTGGACGTCAGATGACCGAGCTCAAACTTTGTCATTCTCTTGCTCTCCTTATACAAAATATAAAAGGAGCCCTCGGTGTGAGAGCTCCTTTCTCTTGTCTGTCAGGCCAGCTTCTTGGCTTCCTTCTGATAGTAGTTACCTTCTTTCTAAAAATATCAGTTAAACGGCACATCGTTATTACTGGTCGCGTATTTGTCCGCGAATTCATCCTCCTCGACAACTACGTACAGAGTCTTGAGGTAGGCTTTGACGCCGTCGCGGTCCTTGACTTCCCAGTTGTAGGGACGCAGGGTCATGTCGGCTTTGACGATATCCGCGTCGTCCAGCAGGGAAATGGTGCTCTCGTCCAGCTGACGCTGATAGCGCTTGGTGACCATGACCACCTTGGGCGGGCGGATGTTGAATCCTACGGCCACGGGCAGACGGTACTCAGGCTGTTCGCCCTCTTCCCGAGGTTCCCGGACGTGGATGTTCCAGCCGTCGGAGGCCAGCTTCTGAGCCATGGCGGCGTCGGGGATGATAACGTTGAAGTTGCGGTCGCCTTCCCGGTTGTACTGGGACTTCTTGCCGGCGAAGTTCCGGAAGATGATACGGGCGTTTTCGATGGTGATGTTGTCTTCTACGTAAGGCATAGTTTTTTCTCCTTTTCAAATATCATTGTTGAATGTCAGAACGGCAGATCCTCTTCGCTGGGGTGGTCGGAGACGAACTCGGCAAATATCTGTCTGGCTTCGTCGTCCGTAACCTCGTTCTCGGGTTTGCCGGAGCCCTTCCGGCCAATATCCAGAACGGCTTCGTTGCATAGGCGTTCGTAATAGCTTTTATCGATCCAGTCCTCCAGGCCGCGCTTTTTTACCTCTTCGGCTTCCATCCAGCGATAGCCCTTCGTCCCGGTCACGGCGTACTGTTTCTCTTCGTTGACACGAAGAAGGATTCCGGAATCACAGCCCGGCTTCATGGGACAGAAGAGACCGACCCGACCGATGAACTGCAGCTTCTGTTCGCCCTCCGGCAGTCCCTCATTCCGATCGAGATAGATGGCGCCCTTGCTGACGGATTTCGTTTCGCAGAGGTCGTCAAATATCACTTCTTCCTTGCTGAAGAGCGTCTTGAAGACGTAAGGGATCTGGAACTGGGTGCCGGTGGCGGTCCAGACTCCGGGGTGATCTGCGTTATCGCCCGGGCAATATCCATAGCGATTCTCGCAGTCCTCTTTCGTGGCATACTGCGCGATATAGACGGCGTCGTTGACGAGACACATCTTTTCGTACGTAGCCTCATGCTCGAAGTTGTAGCCGTAGAGCTTGCCGTAGTCCATAACGAACCGGATGATCTCCGGAGTGGCGTTGGGGATTTTGATCGAGTCGGTCTTGATGTGGGCAACCGTGAAGCCGCGCTTCTTGACCTCATACTCCAGGTTGATCATGAAGAGAGCGCCGCGCTTTGCCACAATATTGTCTTTGTTGCGAATATCACGGAAGGGATTGTCGAACTTCGCCGAGGTCAGACCGTAAACGCTGTTGATCGCAATTTTCAGAGCCTGTGACAACGCCTTGGCGGAGTCCTTGTCGGTCAGATACTTCTCAAGCTTTCCTCCCAGAAGGGTTCTGGCTTTGTCAAAGTCCTTGTGCTTGATCGCAATACGGGCATCGAGGATCTCCTTGAACCGAGCCGTGTGCTCCTTGCCGAACAGGTCTTCCGCGATGATGCTGCTGGGATGCATGGAGGCGATATCCAGCAGGGCAATATTGTGGTAGATGCCGGGCTCGGAATATACATAGCCGCCTTCGCCGACTTCCGCAAACACCTCGTCGAAGCGAACTCCCTCAAGCGGTCGGCCATGACTGTCAAGCAGAAGTTCCACTTCTTTGCTCTTCGGCTTGCGATAATAGGACTTCCCTCGGTCGTAAATATAACCGGGGAAGATCGGATGGCCGCTGTTGTCAAAGACCGTGTACTCGTCAAAACCGACGTCGTCGATCGGCTCTTCTTTCAGCGCGATCCGGCTCTCGTCGCCCATATCGCGGTAGTTGAACTGATCCTGCGGCCTGCGGTTGCCGCCGAATATAATGCGGGTTGTCAGCGAGTTGGTCGTGTCATTGAGCGTCATACCGGCAACATCCGCCAGGATCTCCCGCGCGACAAAGTCCGCGTGTGTCGCATGGAACACCGCCTCCGTGGCGATCACGTCGTTGTCGCAATACTCGGCGACCATAGGCCACATCTCTTCCGGCACCGGCTGATCCCAGGGCAGGCCGAGCTCCTGGTGGTGAATACCCAGCTGGATCTCCCACTTCTTCAAACTCTGCTTCGTGCTGGCATAGTCGTACACATCCGTGTAGGAGATGTTGTACGCCTCGCCGAAGAAGCCCTTGCCCTCGTTGATAATCTGCTGGGACAGGTTGTAGAGTTGTATGTTGTCCGAACCGATCAGCCTCGCGTAGAGCATGTGGTTGTCGTACCGGCGGCAGTTGAAGCCGACCAGCTTGAACTTCAGCAGTTCCTCGATGTCGGCCGGAGCCGGGTTGATCATCCGCACCACGCTTTTCCCTTCGCCTGCAAACTTCCAGTTGACCAGGAAGAGGTTGGGAAAGACCTCTACGTCATAGAACACAATATCCCCCGTTGCCTCCGCAGGAGCTGACGCGTCCTCAGACTTGAAGTGCATTTTGGCCACCATCTTCAGGCAGTAATCCGACTGATGCGTGCTGTTGGCGGCAAATATCAAGACGCTCTGCCGCATGTCTGAAACGTCGTAGTTCAGACCGCCTGCATAAGCGTCTTCCAGGATCTTATAGATGAAGTCGATGCTGGGTTTCGTGCCGGGGTGGATCTCCTTGTTTAGGTTCCGTTTGATCAGCATACGAAGCCCGTTCTCGCTCTTCACCGTGTCGAAGTTGACCATTTTCTCTCCTTTCAAAGGCAGGCCGGAGCTGATGGTGCTGATAGCCATGCCGTTATTCTTGCTGAGCCTCCTTCTCAGCGGAAAGCCATTCACGGTGCTGTTGGGACTCTGGACCTTGATCTCGATGTGCTCGGCGAAGACGTTGTCAAGCTTGGCGGAATCGCCTGTGTAAATATACTCCAGGTGGATCCCTTCGCCGGACTTGCTGAGCTCAGCATACGTAGGAGGCCATTTGCCGGCCGCCTCCACGTTTTTGGCAAAGCACTTCTTTCCGTTCTCATCGGGAATATCAAAGTCGATGGTGACCAGAGAACCCGGCACCAGCACGTAATGGACTTTGCTCGTGTCAATATCTTTCAGCTTGGTGGTGACGTTCGCCCATTTTTTCTCCGGCCGTCCTTCCTCCTCGCTCTCATACTGGGCGAGACAGTCGGCATAGGCCTCGTCGAAGGGGCTCTTGCGCTTGGTAAAAGTCAGCCATTGGGAGGGGGGTCTGTTTTTGGAAGTAGCCCCCCGGGGGTCCTGCTGCTCAAAACGCTCCCGCCGGAATCCGGAGTACCAGCTTCTCGGCCGGCTTCCGTCCTCAAGAAGCGGCCGTTCGTCGTACTCCTTAAAGTAGCTGCGAAGCTCCTCCTTGAATATCCGTTGGGAATAGGGGTAGGTGACTTTCGCCTCGTCGCACCAGGTCTTGTACATCTCCCACGCCGCCTTCATGGTCGTCCCGTCCTGATTCGAGAAGATCAGGTAGGAGTCCAGCATGAAGTTGTAGAAGTCGTTGGTGGCGCCCATCATCGTCAGCGGGACGTAGTTGTTGTAAATATCCGGGTCTTCCAGATACACCTGCTGGCAGTGGTACGCGATGGCGCCCAGCTCAAAGTCCACCTGTCTTGTCAGACGGAGATACTCCCGTTCCGGGATCTTCTCGCCGGTGGGGGTCACATCGATCAGACGCCGGATGATGCCGCTTTTGCTGTCCGTGATCTTGACCGGCTTGTTGGTCGCCATGATCAGGAAGGACTTGAAGCGGGTGGCGTAGGCGGATTTGAACTTCTCGTTGACCGTCATGAGTTCGTGAGAGACGAGAGAATTGAGCCTGGTGTTGTCCTCGATATGGCTCAGATCGCCGTCGTGCTGGATCGCCACAAGCGGATTGGTCTTGAAGGATTCCAGCGCGAAGCTGTTGCTGGATGAGCCGAGGGCCCGGGCGTCAAAGACCGAAATGTACCCCTCGAAGAGCTTCTCGATGATTTTGATCACCGTGGATTTACCGGACTTGGGAGGACCGTAGAGCACCAGAAACTTCTGCAGGTCCTTGCTGTCCCCATGGACGATAGCCCCGATCGCCCACTCGATTTTCCGCCTTTCCTCAGGAGAATATAATACGGACATGAGACGGTCGTACGCATCCGTCTTGCCCTTCTCCAGAGGATAGGGGAGCGCCTTGCTGGCATAGTCTTTTTTCCCTGCGGCGGTGTTGGAGAATATCAATTTCTCGTCAAGCATGTGGAAGTTGTCCCGCATCTGCTTCTGGCAATACTTGTGCCAGGCGTCGATCATGCCGGACTCCGCATCCCACATGTGCAGGACACGGATCGCCGCGTCAAACTTGTCGCCGTTTTCCCTGGCGTAACGGTCGAGCTCCTGATCCACCATCCGGATCACGTCCTGCTCGTCCGTGGACCACATGCCGCGCTCTTCCACCCAGATGGCGTAGAAGTCGCCGCCGCGTATCATCAGATCGTTGCTTTTCTTGATGATGAACTTGGGATAGATCTCAACGAGACCTTTTTTGGCACTGCGATTCGCCACCATAAGAAAGTCGATCATAAAAACATACTGTCTCCTTTCTCATGAATCCAGTCCCATCTGCCGGTTGAACCACCACATGGCCTGACTCCAGATCTCGGCGTTCCGCATGTCCCGCGGATAGCTGGGGATCGTGAAAAGACCGCCTTCGCCGTTTGGCCTGTACTCCCGGTCGAGAAAGCGCTCCACGTGGTAATTCGCCAGGCCGGAGTTGAAATATCCGTTCCGAAGCGTAGCGATGCCGAGGGAGCGCAGCATGGCCATAAACCACACTCCCGTCCGATCCCCGTACTCCGAATCGGACATGATCTGCTCCTCGCACCGGAGGCACAGAGCGATCATCATCTCCAGCACGCTGCACGGCCTGTCGTCCAAGCAGGCTGCAATTGCCGGGCCGGACACTTTAAACTCGTATCCGTAACGATAGCGAAGATCTGTTCCGTCAGATTCCCGGTTGGCATCATTGGGAAAGGAATAGCGAAACTCCTTGGTGAACAGGTACCACAGAAGACTGCTGTAGTCGTCAGCGTCATAGCCGTCCATGACGAGTCCGCAGAGCCAGTGAAAATAGGAATTGAAAAGGTTGTCCTGATCTTCCATGGACCCTCCTTATGTTGTTTACTCGTGATAGCCCGGAATATAAGCCACGTCGGTGTACTTTCTCAGATCCTTCGTCACGTCATAGTCGCACTTCCGGGCGTCGTTGCGGAGCCAGATCTCATCCTCGTCCTTGTGCACCCAGTCTTTCAGGGCCCGCATGAACGCCGGCTCATCGATGGGCTCGAACTGGTCGTCCGTCAGTACGCCGTCCGCGAAATATAAGCGGTAGATGATGTCGTAGTCCTCCATGGACCCGAGCTCATCCTCGCTGATGACGTACGGCTTGTCCGGCGGCGTCTCCCACTGCTGAGGGACGTAATTGGATCGCTCCAAAATATCCTTGTAGGAAGTGATGACTGTGGCCGCCTCGTCTGCTTCATCCTTCAGATCATCGTAGGAGGACGCCATTTTGAGCACTTCCTGCTCCTGCTTTTCCACAGCAGCGGCTTTTTCCTTTTCCCGCCGCTCATACGCTTCCTTGACAGAGGCGACTTCCTCGTCGGCCTGCTTCCGGTACTTCATTTTGAGCAGCTGCCGGGCCGTCAGGAACCCGGCTGCCGCACCCGCCGCAAACGCGGCCAAATATCCGATTGTCTTATTCATCCTTCTTCTCCTTTTCCGGTTCCACCGTCATGGCCGTGATGGCCAGTCCGCCGAAGAGCATCCCCACACTCAGGAGGATGCCTCCGACGAGGTGGCGTTTACGTTTGCTGTCGAGTGTAATATCCAGCACTGCGATCAGGCTTTCAAACCCCTCCAGCATGCTCATTCTCTCCCTCCGGCCAGCACCGCAATGCCGCTGACCACGAATACGCCGCTCATGGCGGCCAGGAAGAACTGTCCGAGAACACGTGCCATAGGAAACCCTCCTTTACTGCATCTGTTCCAGAATGTTGCCGTCCACGTTGAAGTCCAGGATGATGGCGGCTTCATACCCGTTGACGAACTCTCTCGCCTTCGGCCGCCTCACGTCGAAGATGCCGAAGTCCACATAGTTGTCTCCGATCGGATCCTTCGGGCGATAGACCCAGCCGACGATCTGACCGGCCTTCGTGCGCTCAAAGCCAAGCATGTCATAGACCTCGTTCAGATACAGGTGACCTCTTGCTCGGAGCATGTCGTTGCAGGAGCGCTCCACATTCTGCAGGAAGATCCGGTTGATCTCCGCCGAGCCGTTGTAGTTGGGATTCAGTTCGTCAAAGATACGGGCGTACTCGCTGTAACCGGGGGGCGTGTCGAGCACGTCCACGGTCTTCTTGACAGTCTTTTCCTTGCCCTTCTCGTCGGTCACCTTTTCCTCGATCTCCATGGCCTTCACACCGGTCTTGAGCTCCTTGTCCACCTTCTCACCGAAGCGCTCCACGACTCTCTCGCGGTACTTCTTGAAGGAAGTATCCACTGCCGTGTAAGCCGCCGCCAGAGCCGCATTCCGTCTCCGCAGGATGTTGTTGCTGGCCAGCATACAGGCAAGGGAAGTGCCGCCGAGGACGATCCATACGCCATAGAGCTTCACGAACTTCCAGCCGGTCTGGCTGAAGGTGATGACCAGATCCTTCTGCATGTCCTTCTCGGTATAGGCTTCCTCGTAGGCGGGGTCGCCCGCGACTTCATGGATCTTCTCCACCTTCTCGCGGTGCTCAGCCAGAATATCTTCTGCCTTGGTGGTGGCGATGCAGGCGCCGACCGCGGCCACGACCACGCCGATGGCCCCGCCAATCACCAGGATCTCGGGACTGGACTTTTTCAGCTGGAAGCCGACCTTGGACAGGGCCGCGCCGATCTTGTTGGGTACTTTCAGATTCTTCATATGTCTCCCCTTCTTTTAATTATCTTTTTTCCACTGGGTAGCGATCTCACCGCCACAGGCAGCATAGCCCGCCAGATCCACAAAGCTGTCTTCCGTTGCGGTGCAGGACTTGATACGGGCGATTTTGAGCAGGGCCATCATCATAGCCACATCCGTAGGCATAAATGGGTCGTCGAAGCACCCACAATACGCAGTCCACAGGTCAGCGATGGTCTGAAAGTTATTCTCAGCCTTGCCATACTGCTGCTCACGTTCGCCGTTTACGATTTTATTGGCTTTTTCTAAGATCTCGCTTTTAGTCATATCAATTGTTCTCCCATTTCTTTGTAATAGTCAGGTGTTTTGCAACTATACGGCGGTCTCTGTACGCACAGAATCTGGTCAAACGGCTCCTGGCACCAGGGGCATCGGCCGGGCTCAATTGTGGTGATCAGTTTGCGCTGGTATCGGCCGACCTCAGGTTGTAAGAGCTCGCCTTCAGTTACTACATCAATGTTTTCGCTGTAAAGAATTGCCCCGCAATTCGTGCAGGTTGGTAAAAACATGATCTTTGCCATGCCGTTCTCCTCAATCCAGAGGCATTGCTCTGGGCATTTTGATCGTCCAGCCGTCCCGCATGGGCACGACCATGGCGCTGCTGAGAGCCGTCCAGCCGTATCGATTCGCCGTGTAAGGCGCCGTCATCCTGGCCAGCTCGAACATATCGCTGACACGGACCACCCGGTACTTGGTCAGAATATCTTCCATCTGGCTCTTGACCAGCTCCGCGTCCCCACGGGTCTCGAAGAGAATATCATCGAAATCCGCGTAGTCGGAATTGCGGTAGCTGCGGTTGTCCACGGCCGGCTGCTCGTAGTAATCCCGGTAGGACACGGTCGAGACGCCCTGGCCGTTCTTCTTGCTGCCGCCCTTATCCTTGAGCATCCACATCTCCAGAGCCTTGAGCACCATGCGCTTCACGCCGGGGATCAGCATCTCCATCAGGACGTACTTACGCACCGTAGCGAAATCTTCCACGAAGAAGGTATCCGCCACTTTCTGCAGAGTGTTTTTCTTCTTGATATGGGCGGGGGCGGATATCACGGGCTCAATCTTTGGCTCAGCTGCCTCCTGTTTTGACTTGTACGAGTTGGGAGTATACTCCTCCATCTTGTCTCTCCTTTCATATCATCGGCCTCAGCTTTCCCGGCAGGGTGATCTTTGCCGTAGGTGCCAGGCCGTTGTCTTTCTTGTAACGGTAGGTGAGGTTGCTGCGGGCCTTCTGCTCCGAAGGCGCCGTCGTCTCACCCCTCCAGCGATTGGCTATACACCGGTCGAAGTTCATGACCGGCCCTTCATAAGCGTAACGGTTCATCCCGCAGCCTCCTTATTTAGTTTTCAGAAAAAGAAAAAGGGAAAAGACCTTGTCAGGTCCTTCCCCTTGGATAGCTCCTTCGCTATTTGTGTTACTGCACGTCCGAATCGTCAACGATGACGATATCAGGCTCGGACTTCTTCTCCTTCCGCTTCCAGAACGGCTTCCAGGCCCTCTCCTTCGCCGGCTTGTCGTCCTCGGTCATCTTCTGCTTGCGCTTCTTTGCCAGGGCCATTGCCCCGGCGCCGATTGCAACGCCGATGATGCCGGCGACCGCCGTCGTCAGATAGTTTCCGGAAGATACTCCTTCTTCGGCAGGGATGTTGTCCATTTCCATCATCTCATTGTTCATTTCTTCGTTCATTACAAGTACCTCCAAATTAAATTTAGGATTTTCTCCATTAAACCCATTGTAAATTTTGCGTGCCCTCAGCGCCGGAAATCGTACGCAGGAGGGCGATTGAACCGGATCACCAGGCAAGGCGTGCCATCCGTAGCCAAATGCGAGTCAAAAGACGGACGTATCGGGCCTCCGGAGACATCCCAGCCCAGAAGATCGCCGGCTTCCGTGCGCTCCAGGTCGATCAGGTCGTAGAAATCGTTCAGATTCACGTACATTTCACTCTGCATGGCGAAGCTGAGATCCTCCACGGCCCTTCGGAGCTTCTCGATGTCGTGCTTGAAATACCGTCCTGTCCAGGGATCATAACACAAAGCCTCGCCCTTGCCGGTAAATATCACTTGGGACTCATTGACCGGCTGCTTGGTGAGCTTGTCGTCGTCAATGGCCGTACGGATCTGCTGCTCCTTTTTCGGCCCGACAAGATCCAGAGTCTTATCCTGGTATTCTTTTAAGGCTGTCTCAGAAAGGGAATAAGCGGTTGCCAGCGCCGCATTTCGTCTGAGATTTGTGCTGCTGGCCCCGATCAGACAGGCCGTTGAGAGGCCGAAGCTGACTGCGGACGGAATATAATACTTCGCCGCCGTCTTGGCTGCTTCGACCGGAGGGAGAGGGTCCTGCTTGAGTTCCCCTTCTCTCCGACGGATGGCCTCCAGCGCTTTCGGCGTGGCCTTTGCCGCGAATATCACGCTGACTGCCATGCCCGCGATCCCGATACCCGTCAAAATTTCAGGCGAGTGTTTTCTGGCAACGGATGTTATTGCCCTTACCAGTTCCTTTGGTTTAAGCTTCATGCTCTGCCTCCTTAAATGTAATGGTGAATGTCTTTCTGCTCTCTCCTACAAGATTGACAAGATGACGGTACACCTCTTGCAGTGTGCCGGTAACCGTAATCTCGCCGGAAACACGCTCCCAGAAGGAGTCCGTCAGGATTTTACCAGTCTCTTCCGGCTTTTCTTCCGTCGGTAAAATGTCCTCTCCCGAAGACTCCCTCTTCCATGCTTCGAAACGCTCAGGATCGCCCTTGAAACCGCGTCTCGGAGGAATATCAAGCCTTCTCTTGCATGCCGTCACTGTCTCGGCTGAAACACCGAACATGTCCGCTATCAAAGCGGCGGCGCCTCCATTGTCCGTCAGGATCAGCAGATACTTCCGCTGCAGATCGACCGGCATCATTTTGAACGAGGCCCAGTCCATCGGCCGGTTCAGATTGAACGTCGAAATGTCCCCGTTCTTCTTGTCCGCCTGGGGTTTGGTGTAGTTGTTGAAAGGAGCCTTCGCCGTATTCAGCCCGCCTTTCTTCTTGAACGCGTTCTGGGCAATCTGCTTTTTCTCTCTTACATCGTCGTAGAACACTTTTTCTGCCTCGTTCATTCAAGTCTCTCCTTCCAAAAATATAAAAAGGAGAAGAGGCCTTGTCAGACCTCTTCCGCTTCTTTCTTGGCGAGCGCCTCGCTCACCTTCTGATCGATGGCCTCCTCCATCTGCTTTTCGTCGACCCAGTTTGCCACCAAACCCAGTCCGGCTCCGGCGATGGAGACGATCGCTCCAACGATTTTCAAGTTCATTCAAATCACTCTCCTTCCATTAAACTCTCTGCATTTTTTGCGCGGTCACATCTCCTGCCAGCATTCTGTAGGATAGGAGTAGAGGTCGATTACAAGGACCGGCTCCCGGATGCCGCCCTTGCTCGGGTCGATCCACTGCTCCCACTGCTCAATATACGTCAGCTCGAACTGCAGCGGCGTATCGTAAAAGTCCACGTTCGCCGGCCAGCCATACTGCCAGCCAAAATGTGTCTCGGCGATCCCAAGGCACTTGTAGTAGTCATTCAGACAGAGGTACTCCCCATATCCGGCCTGAAACCGGTCATTCAGTTCATCGAATGCTCGTTCAACTGCCTCTCTTGACGAGCGGAACCAGCGCCCGGAATATCCGTCCAGGCAGAGCAGGTCGCCGTGCCCGGTGGCCTCCACAGACAGGACCCCATCCTCAAGAGCCACTCTGGCGTCCGCGGACAGTTCCTGATAGAGCTCCTTCTGCATCTTCTCGTACTGCTCCTCGCCGAGAAGCTCCTTCGCCTTATCCTTGATACGGTCGCGGTTATAGGTCAAATATCCGCAGGCCGCCGTCAGCGATGCAATCTGCTTCGCGTTCAGGCAATGGGAACCAACGATGCTGGCGATGGTGACACCGCCAACGACGCCGGCCGGAATATAGCACTTCCAGGTCGCCTTGAGCTCCTCTTTGAACGGTTTTTCCTCATCCAGGAGCTTGGCCGCCTTGATGCCTCCACGGGCAGACAGCACCCCGGTTCCGGCCACCCCAAGGACCGACACGATCGTCAGAAGCAGGGGCGAGTTCTTGTGAAAGAATTGCGTGAATTTGTTCATTTAAGTCTCTCCTTTAATAAGTTTTCCAAGAAGCTTCTTCAGCTCCTCTTCCTCCATGCAAATATCCAGATCCAGGTGCGCATGGGCCGAGCCGTCCTTATTCGTGACGGACAGGTCATGCAGGTAGATCTTCGTCTCGCAGCCGAGCTTCTTTTTCAGAACACCGGCCGCGATCTTCTCGACGGTGCCTCCCAGAAGCTTTGATCCGATCTTCAATTCGTCCAAGTCCTTTCTGCCTCCTTTAAATATCTCTCCTGTCGAAAACGGTCTCCCACCGTTCCTTCTTCAGGGGTTTCATTTTTAAGGCCCACATGATCTGACGGATAGTCACGGTAGGAAAAAGACCATCCACAGCCTTGCGGGCCCTTTCTTCAAAATATCTTGCGAAATTCGGGTGCAAATAGATGGCGTCCGTAACCCACGGATCGATTTCGGTCCAGTACGTGCGCTTGTATTTGTCCACCCGCTGCTGGATCACCGCCAGGCCAACCTCTCTTTCACGGAAGAGGGTGCAGCGGTAGTACGCCGGGTGGTCGCAAATATAAGTCTCGCCGTACATAGCCGTGGTTACGGATGGTTTCTCGAAGTGATAGCGCATGTCTGTCTCACAAAAGCCAAGAGGCCACGCAATTGCGCAGCCTCCTGCCGGTCTCCTTACTTGGAAAGACGAAATATCTTTCCGAGATTCGCTTTGCCGAAGAACGAGGTGAATGTCCCGGTCTCCTCGAACTTCAGACTCTTTATGCCGAAGAATGTGTACAGTCCGGCCGGGATCAGAACCGCAGCTCCGTCCAGCGCCAGTTTTGCGATCTTGAACTTCCGCTCGGATTTGGCTTCCTGCTCCTTGCGTTCCGCCTCTTCCTTTGCGCTCTGTTCCTCACGCGCCACCTTTGCCAGAGTCGCCACCGATTCCGATGCCCGTCCGTACTCCACGTCTCCGACTTTCAGAGTGTGAAGCTCCTGGATCGCCCAGGTCAGTTCCTCGTCGATCAGCTTCTGATTCTCATCGTTCATATCTCTGCCTCCTTCTCAAATATCAGGTTTCCGTAACAGACTCTGCATTTTTTGCGAACTCCGTCAGAGAGTCCTCCTTGACTTCAAGCGAAACGATCGCGCCGTGCTTCAGCTTTCCGACCTTATCCCGCGCAATAGACAAAAACAGTATCGGCAGCTCATCCGGGTCTGACCGGTCTACCAGAAGAACGCCGACTGTCTTTTGGGCAGAAAAAAAGCGTGCCGCCAGAACTCCGACGAACGCGCTTGCAAACCCCAGCACAAAGAGTAATATCCAGTTCATTTACTTCTGCCCCCTTTCTCCGGTGAAATGAGGAACATCTGCTTCGGGCTCCTCGGTTGCGTACGGAGACGGCAGTGACCAATCCCAATAGTTACGGCTATAGCATTCGGTCTTATACAGATTCACAACGCCGTTCCCATGGAAATATAAATACTCCTTGGGCAGGACCCTGCCGACGCCGCCGATACATTGCGGTTCCGCCTGCCAGCGGGCAAGCACGTCATAGACGACCGCCTCGATCCGCGGGTCCACCGGGTTGCTGGCCGAATAACCGCTAAACTGCCAGGGCTGCTTGACCACCGAGGAAATATCATTGGGGTAGCGGTCGTCGTCCACACGGTTGAGGACGCACCAGGCTACCCCGGCGATCTGGTCTGTGTCGTATCCGCGGTATTCGCCCCAGACGCACTTGGTCAGGGTCTCCACGTCCTCTTTCGTGTACGTACGGGCATCTCCGCTCACCGGCGTGATGAACACCAGAAGCAGAAACACCACAAGGACCAGAACCGTTACCGCTACGCCAATTATCAATCTTTTCATACTTTCTATCCTTTCTCCTTTAAAAAAGTTTAGAGGGCCTGTTTCCAGACCCTCTTGTTCCTTAGGATTTAACCGCGAACCCTTCGATTCGAAGAATCGCGCCCGCCAGCACACGATCTTTGTGGATCATGGCCGAAACGTTGTGCTTTCCGTCTCCAGCAGGCTCGACCAGAATCTCACCCCAACCCAACACATTCGGGTCGATGGTGGTCATCCGCCAGTCCTGACTGTAGAACCGATTGTAGAAACGCTTCAGTTCCTCGTCCGTCATAACTCTCGTGTAAGTAACGTACATCGCAAATACCTCCAATAAAGTTTTTTGGTTTCTCCATTAGAGGCATTGCAAATTTTGCGTGTTATTCCTTTGTCAGTAATCTGCGTATCTCCAGTTCGATCTCCTCGTCGGAAATATCAAAGTGAAGCTGCGTCGTCGTCAATGCGATATACGCCTCTGCGATGGCGGCAGGAAGCTCGCTTATGTCCTTGCCATCGCTGCCGGCATTGTGCGACATGGCAATGGCAAAACTGCTCATCATGCCGCCGATGATGTAGTTGAATCGTCTTGCTTCCGGAGTGCCGTCCTCCTGGATCATGGGTGAAATCTCAGCAACCCTGGCAAGCTCCTTATCAGCGTCTCTGCAAAGCGCCTTGAACTCTTCTCTCTCCAAAATATCTGCCTCCTTATTCGTCAAGATCCTCCATGTACTCGTCGATCACCCTCAACAGGTGTTTCACAGAATGGTCGCGCCGGATGTTGGTACGGGAATAGACTCGCTCATTGTACTGGCTGCGCCGGAGCTGATCCACTGTCGGGGCCATTTTGAGCAGATCGAACAGGATGCCGTTATGCCGATGGAACATCAGATACTCCCTCTGCCCGGAAAAATCCAGATAGATGCTGAACCCGTGCTTCTTGTCGTCGTTGACCGCTACCACGCGAACATTTCTGTAATCCATATCTTTCCTCCTTTGTTCATTTTAAACGGTTTGTGTTTCTTGTCAAGGCTCTTTGCTCTTTTTACGCCGGTCCCGGATCTCCGCCATGAGAATATAACTGACCACCATGGCCACGAACCCGAGAAGACTGCTGATGAACGCCGCGCCCAAAGCGCCGAACTTGACCACCCAGCAGTCCAGGTTCAGACAGAGCACCGCCGCCGAGTAGAACATGCCGATGAAGATCGATAAGAGTGCCATCGAAAAACCTCCTTAACAAAAAATAAGAGAGGTACCATTTCGGCCCTCTCTCCATTTAATGCGTTGTAAATTTTGCGTGGCAGAAGAAAGAGACCTTGTCAGGCCTCTTTCTTGAACTTCCGCTGGACAGAATCCCTTACGTCCAGTACCTTCTCCTTCACCTTAGCCCGGACTTCCGGAAAGGCCAGAGCCAGTCCCACCGCAGGGACTATGATCTGCCCGATCCAGAGCCGAACCTCGCGTGAAGCCTCTATTTGCTTATAGGTCACATCTATCAACTCCTTTCATTCAAGGAGCTGTAATTTTTGCGTCACTTCAGCCCGAGCATCTTTCCGACCGTCTCTGCATCCCAGTGGAACATTTTGATCATTTGTCTAAGGTTGTCGACTGTAAAGTCGCCCGGATTCTTCATCCGTCTGTACCAGGTCGCCCGGGCCATGCCGAGCCGTCTCCATTGCTCCTCGATGCTCATCTGATAAAACTCCGCCGAGCCTCGAATGGCTTTCCGTACGTACAAGTCCTGAAGATTTGTTTCTTTAACATCCATGTTACTTCTCCTTTCAAAGCCCTTTCTCCTGACTGAGCCGCCAGAAAAACTTCCGATAACGGTCGTAGTACATATTTTTTCCACAAGCAATACTGTATTTCATTTTAAGCTGAGGGAACGATAGTCCCTCGGTTACGGCAATAAAAAGATAGCGGCCAAGATACCCATCCGTATCCGCCGCTACCCGTTCGATCAGGTCCATATTTTGTTTCAATTCAGCCCGTATCAGGGAAATATCTTCCTGCGCTCGAATGTTCTTTTGCCCGTCGTGTGCTTCGGATGAATCAATTGTAATGCGTGGCGCAAGCTTCTGATAAAGGTTTTTCCATTCTTTGTACTGCTGACAGTAATGCGTCAGCTCTAAATATCTGTGCTTGCTGAGCCAATAGGGATTCTTCCCGGAGAGTTCGTTTTTCAGGTATGCCATATGCTGCCTCCTTATGTAAAAAGTTACATATGGAAATGTAGCATGGACTTCAGACACATGCGCGCCCAATATCTTATTGAGCTATTTACAAAATTTTTAACTTAGATTAAACTGAGGGTGAAAGGAGGCTGATATATGAAACCCACGCAGCTTGCATCTGGTGCGTGGAGAGCTAAAGTATTTATTGGGAAAGACGAGACTGGAAAGAAACAGTACGTCAGTATTACGCGTAAGACAAAGAATGAATGTCTGCGGGACGCCGCGGAGATCGCCATTCATCACCATGAGATCACTCGCACTCCACTTGCAATGACCTTAGGGGAGGCCATCGACGAATACATCGCCGATCGGTCAAATATCCTGTCGCCATCCACGATCCGTACGTACAAGACGATACGGAAGAACAATCTGCGGCCCGAGATGAGCATTAAGATCGACCTAATCAACAGCACGGTTGCACAGCGTGCGATCAATCGGGAGGCCAAAAACCTGTCGCCGAAGACCGTGGCCAATATCTTTGGACTGCTCAGCGCTGTTATACGGTTCTATACGGACCGGACGTTAAAAGTGCGGCTTCCGCCCAAACAGAAGAGAAAGGCAAACGTCCTGACAGAGAATGAGCTCAAGTCTCTGATACAGGCGGTACGCGGCCACCGGGCAGAACTTCCGATCCTTCTCGCGCTACTTCTCGGCTTGAGAAGGGGAGAGATTCTTGGAATATCCCCGGAGGATTATGACCGCAAGAACAAGCTTCTCTACATCCATAAGGTCATGGTACAGGACGAGAACTGCCAATTCATCGAAAAACAGACCACCAAAACGTCCACCTCGACCCGTACCCTGACGGTTCCGCCGTACCTTGCCGAACGTCTTGAGCAGACTATAGACGAAGGCAAACCCATCAACACCTATAACCCCTCGCACATCTGCCAGGCGCTGGAAATCATTTGCGAGAGGAACGGCCTGCCCAAGATGACCCTTCATGATCTCCGCAGACAGAATGCTTCCGTCATGCTGTCATTGGGAATAGCGGATAAGTATGCTATGGAACGGGGAGGATGGAGCAGTCCGTCCGTGATGAAAAATATCTACCAAATGACCATGAGCGACAAGCGGAAGAACGTCGATTCCATCGTGAACGACTATTTCGAACGATTGGCTCAGGGCTGAGATTCGTGGAAATTTCGTGGAAACTTTTTGTGGATTTGGATTCCACGAATTGAGAAATGGGTATCATTTACAGGAAAAATATCTCATTGGTGAAACCCGCAAACCCTTGAAAATACTAAGAAAAATGAAAAAGGGCCTGTAAAATTACAGGCCCAAAAATTGGCGGAGGGTGCAGGATTCGAACCTTAAGAAAAAACGGCTGAAACCGTTGAAAACACTGGACTTTTTGAATTCCGTGGAATCCGTCGTGGAAACGCTCTCAACCAGATGCAAAAAACAAGACCCGTTGTAATCCTTGCGAGGACTGCAACGGGCCTTTCTTTATGTAACGACCTTCCAGGTCCTCATGACCGTGTAAATATCTTTGATGAAGCTGTTACCGCTCAGAGCGTCATAGCCGGCGTACAATGAGTCCAGGTTCTTACGCTCGTACTCACGCAGAGTCGGCTCGTCCTCGTCCACATGATTGTAGTAGATGGAGGTGATGTCGCTGCGGAGCTCGCACTTCTGGCTCTCAATGATGCTCCCGAGCCGCTTGTACATGTTACGGAGGGCAGTGATGAAACCGGCGACTGTCCCGAAGTAACCGATGATGATAACGACGTCCTTAAGTGTGATCATTCGGCCACCTCCGAAGTTGCAAAGCTATACTGCCCCTCGACGTTGACATGTTTGGCCATGGAGCAAAGAATGTCGATCAGCGAATCGATCTTGCCCCACTCGTCTTCGTGAATATCATACTCAAAGCTTGCGGCGCCGGCTCTCAGCATCCCAAGAACCCACTCCTTACGGGTAGCTCCGTCGCTCATTCTCTTTTCTGCTTCGATCATCAGATTGCATACCACCTCGACAACATCGTCCCAGTGGCCCTGCTTGACGTTATCGCGGGTGATTTTCACGATCTTGGCCGCAAGCGGGATGACGATCACCAGTCCGCTGAGGATCGCAACAATAATCTCCAAAATATCCATCAGATTTCGTCCTCCATATCCGAATAATCCGGCTTCTCCTCTGTGTCTTCTTCCTCGGGCTCTTCTTTTTTCTCGATCTTCCTCTTCAGAAGAGAGAGAAGAAGCTCGGTGCACCAGGCGCTAAGTAAAGCCGCAACGGTAGCGCTGGACAGTTGCTCTCCGCTGTGCCAGGCAAGCAGAGCGACCGAGAGCGTGATAAAACTCATCATGATAAGGCAGAGGATAACCACCCGCCTTAGGAATCGATGCTTGCCTTCTTTCATCAGCCGAGCAGCCCCTTCCGGTCCAGAATCGTAGCCAGCTCCTGTCGCAGTACCGGCGCCATCGGTTTGTCAAGACTGCCGTCACCATTCCCGTCTGAGAACAGCCCGGACTTAACCGCCTTGAGGCACGACGGCACGGCATAAGAACTCGGACGAAGCTTCGAGGCGTACTCGTTCGACTTCTGCTGGATCTTGTACGCCTGCTCAGGAGTGAGCTGCTCGATAAATTTGTTGATATCCATGTCTTCGTCCTCCTCCGTCTGGATTTTGAGATGCTTAAACTCGTCAAGAGGGAAATTTTTCCCCGGGCAGGCGGTCGCGTTCACGTCCTTGTGCCCGAGGATCACAATGTCGGGGTATCGTTTGAGAATATCCAGGATCAGCTCTTTGCCAGCCGCAAACTGGAGAGCGTACATCTGCTCGTTTTCGAAATTCCCTTCGAAACAGATCCCGATGCTCACCTGGTTCCAGTTCAGCGTGTGACCGCCCTGCATGTCCTCCGGACGTCCCCGATAGATTTTTCCGTTCTTACGGACGTAGTAGTGGTAGGCGATACCACTCCAGCCGTTGACATTTTTATGGTAGTTGTGAATATCCTGCGCCGTGGAACCGCTGCCGGCCTCATGGTGCAGGATCAGATGCGTCGTCTTCGGCCGCTTGACCAGAGGGTATCTCCATTCGTAGGTTTCCTCGATGATGGTCATAGGCCCTCCTTATGCAGCAGGTTTCCACACCGCGTACCATTTGTATGTTCTCCCTGCCCGCCAGTAGCGGCTCGTGCTGTTGGTGTACGGCATAAACCCAGTTGGCGTTACCCAATACCTTGAATACGCGGTGCTGCTTGCGCTTGTGCTATCGGAATTGGTCGTACAATGAGTCCCCCCTACGCCTATGGAACTGCTTCCTCGATATACGTAAGTCGCCGTTGCATACCGAAACGTCGATGCCGAGTTTGGCGAACCAACGCCAAAGGCATTGTAGAAATCAAAAAACGTAAACGTGTA